AAATATATCCATCCAGCGTGGCCTGAAAAATAGGTTGCAACTTCAATTCAAGAACTCCGACCAAAAATTAGTGGATGTTTCAAGTAGCACATTTGTATTTAGTATGTTTGATGATACTGATCAAAGATTATTAATTGAAAAACCTGTAGAAATTCTTGATGATGGTACAACTCGCGCTCTACGTGGTTTGGCACAAGTTACATTTGCCGAAACAGATACCCTAAATCTAGAATCAGTTTACTATAAATTTGCAGTCAAAAGAATGGCAACCGATGGATCTTTTGAACCCACCTATGCAAATACATATTATGGAGTTGGCGGTACTCTAAAACTAGAACACGATGTTGAACCAGTCCTTAAACCCAGCGTAGAGATAAGCTCATTCCAAATGGTTTACAACGCTGATGGAGATAAACTACGCTATGAATGGAATAGCGGAAATATAAATGCACATCCAGAATATAAAAATGCCGGGGCACTAAACACCTGCGCCTTTTATATGACTGCCTATCGTGGGCAAGTGATCGTAGAAGGCACCCTGGAAAATAATCCCGGAACATTCGGAAACTATGCAGTAATAGCTACATTAAATTACAACAAATTTACCGGCATAGATTACATTAATTTCAACGGAATCTTTTCAAAAATCCGTGTTAAATATATTCCATCCAAGAATCCAGCAAACAATCAAAACAATGACATTTCGTATACCGGCACCTTTGACAAACTGCTGTATAGATGCTAAAATATACGGGTGAACCCAGTAACATCAACATTATTATCCGTACTTCCCGGTAAAAGAAAAGTTACCCAATCAGGATGGATCAGCATCAATTCAGTATGCTGTCACCACCTTGGGCATAGGCGTGACACCAAAGGCCGGGGTGGTGTAAAAATTGACGGCGATGCGTGGGTATATAGCTGCTTTAATTGCGAGTTTAAGGCTGGCTGGCAACCCGGAAAAGAACTATCAGACCACAGTAAAAAACTGCTGGCCTGGATGGGAGTACAGGAACGAGAACTAGGGCAATTACAACTATATTGTATGAAATCTATAGTTGACAAAACGTTTACTGTAGCAACCCTAGACTTCTCACTGGTAGATAAACCACTACCAAAGAATACAAACGCAGTCACTACACTTCTAGATCAAGGGTGTATTGATCAAGAATTTCTTGAAGCAGTGGCATATGTGCTGGATCGTGGCCTAGAATTATCTTGGTATAATTGGCATTGGAGTTCCGAAAAGGGTTATACTGATCGCATAATTATTCCATTCTACAACCAAGACCGAGTAGTTGGCTGGACCGGAAGAAAAGTCACTCCCGGAAATAAAGTTAAATACCTTACCAGTAGTAATCCTGGATATGTTTTCAATATAGATGCACAAAAACCGGATCGTAAATACTGTATAGTTGTTGAAGGTCAGTTTGATGCCATAGCAATAGATGGTGTGGCAATAATGCACAATGATCCAAGCCCCGTGCAGTGCGCTAGACTAAACAATTTGGGGCAAGAGATTATCGTCGTTCCTGATCGTGATGCGGCCGGTGCGCAGATGTTGTCTGCTGCATTAGAACACGGATGGAGTGTTAGCCTGCCACCGTGGGGTGATGATGTCAAGGATGTGGCCGATGCACAACAAAGATTTGGTAGATTATATACACTGAAAGCAATACTCTATTACCGAGAAACAAATCCAATTAAGATACGATTACTACAAAAATACCTAGAAAACTTAGAATGAAGAAACCAGCAAAACCAGATTATAACCATGATGTTCAACGTCTATATCTAGAAATGTTCCTTAGTAATCCAGAAAGCTATATTCGCTGTCAGAATATATTTGAGCCAGAGAACTTTGATCAACGGCTCAGAGGTATCGCAGAGTTTATAAAAACCTATGCCGATGAATATAAAACACTTCCGGCACCCAGTATCGTCAATGCCCGTACCAATAGTAAACTAGAAACTCACACACTCGGTGAAGAAAACTATGAATGGCTGCTAAATGAATTTGAACAGTTCTCCCGACATAAAGGACTGGAACGAGCAATCTTTGCCAGCGCTGACCTACTTAACCAGGGTGATTATGGGCCAGTAGAACGTATGATCAAGGAAGCAGTTCAGATTAGCCTGAGCCGAGATATGGGAACAGACTACTTCCACGATCCACGCTCAAGACTAAACAAACTCAAGAACAATAACGGCCAAGTTAGTACAGGTTGGCCAGCAGTTGATTCCAAACTATATGGCGGATTTAACCGGGGCGAACTCAATATCTTTGCTGCAGCATCAGGTGGCGGTAAGAGTTTATTCCTGGCAAATCTAGCAGTAAATTGGGCACTCATGGGGCTTAATGTAGTTTACCTGACCTTTGAACTCTCGGAGGAACTTGTTAGCCTACGTCTAGATAGTATGTTGACCGGTATCGCCAGCCGAGAAATCTTCCGTAGCATTGATGACGTTGAACTCAAAGTCAAGATGATTGGTCGTACAGCCGGAAACATTAAAGTAAAATACATGCCCTCCGGTAAGACAGCCAATGATCTACGAGCTTACCTAAAAGAATATCAAATAAAAAATGGGTATAAAGCAGACGTAGTACTAATAGATTATCTGGATCTTATGATGCCAATGAGCGTCAAGGTAAGCCCCAGTGATCTATTCGTAAAAGACAAATATGTAAGCGAAGAACTAAGAAATCTGGCCATGGAAACCCGTGCATTAACAGTAACTGCCAGTCAGCTTAACCGTAGCGCAGTAGAAGAAGTTGAGTTTGATCATAGCCATATTTCAGGTGGTCTTTCCAAGATCCAAACAGCCGATAACGTGATTGGTATCTTTACAAGCCGTGCCATGAAAGAACGCGGGCGGTATCAGATTCAATTTATGAAAACTCGTAATAGTGGCGGCGTTGGACAAAAAGTTGACCTGGAATTCAACATAGACACACTCCGTATAAGTGACCTAGGCGACCAAGAAAGCGAAGGAAATATTCAACAAGTATCCAGTATATATCAGAATCTAAAACGAACCAGTACTGTATCCAAGGCTGATCCTGATACTGGAGAGATCGCAGACCCCACAGCAGGAAAACCCTTACCAAAAATTCGCGGCGCCCAAGTACAAAATGGCGCACTCATTAGACAAATGTTAACAAATATAAACCCGGAGTTAGACACATGATAAACAAAAAAACAATTTTTCTTGACTGCGACGGAGTTGTTGCAGACTGGATCACCGGCGCAGAACGATTAGTAGGATACCGCCTAGAAGATCCTAAACAATTCTATCCAGAACAAGATTGGATCAAAATCAAAAACCATGAGCGTATGTTTCTTGATCTACCACTAATGCCCCTGGCCCACCAATTCGCTAATCTGGCCCGTCGTTTCCGTGATGAACTAGACTACGAACTAGTATTCCTTACCGCAGTGCCAAACTACAACGATATGCCCTGGGCCTTCTACGATAAAGTTTTATGGGCACAACAACACTTTCCCGATATCCCAGTTCACTTTGGTCCCCACCGTGATCAAAAACAAAATAGATCCGAACCCGGTAATATACTTGTTGACGATCATCCAGATAACTGCACACAATGGGAAGCCAAAGGAGGCACAGCAGTTAATGTTCCAGTCGGTAATGAAATACAAGGCCTACAAGAACTACAACAATTATTTGATCGTAAACGTAGCCTAAAAAACCTAAGCCAAATGTAACCAAACTAGCATAAATATCGGATGCGTATCAATGAACTAATCAAAACTCAACACACCAGTACTCCAATCAGTCAAGCCGAAATAGATGACCTTGAACTAACGGATCTAGATAAACCAGAACGCGGAGCATTTGCCGTGGGTAAACCAACCGACGATCCACATATATTCCGTAAACAAACCATTGATCCAACCGATATTAAAACCGATCCAACATACCTGTATATCAAAACCATTGAACCATATATAGATTCAAATCCATACTTTCCTAAAACATATATACTGGATCTACGTAAAGACAAATACGGACACATTAGACCAGCATACGATGTTGAAACACTAATTCACGGTACCAACTACTCAGAAAAAGCCCAGGTCCCTATTCAAGATTCTGGATACACCAAAGAATCTTTATTCTGGATGGCAGCTAGAATGTACGGAAGTGAGGATTGGATTAAAGCAGCACCTATGACAGTTAGTCTCCCAGATAAAAAAGATCCAAAAAAAGATGCCCAATATGTCTGGGGTAAGGCAGCTAGATTGTGTAGATTGCTGTTTAACGAATATCCAACACTCTCTACTGCTAAAAAGTATAACCTAAAATTAGATCCAAAACTATTGCAAAGTATGGACATTATCAAACGACTAATGAACAAACATGGCTTTCAAGACGATCTACATGTAAACAATCTTATGATACGTAGAACTAACCTGGGACCACAAATGGTTATAAATGATCCACTATCCCCCAAAGGATCAGGTAGCACCAACTTTACTACCTAATACGACACCCATTACCTAATTTAATTAATCACGGGGAAATATACCCTTATTTTGACCCTCAGCGTATAAACTATCATGAAAACTGATCCAACTATCCCGCGCACGAGCCAAAAGAGTTTGATCATTCATTTTAAGTTCTGCTCCAATAACCGCAGCTTTTAACATATCGGCAGTTGGATTGGTTATCTTAGAGTACGATTGCGGAGAAAACTTAAGCAGTTCAACTATCGCCGTATCTGGATAAATTTTCTTCCCCATGAATACGTTAGCCTCTAATGCTGCCCCAGCATATTCTGGACGCTTTCTCACAACCTCTAATAGTGCATCAATCGGGAATTTTGTAATCTCACCCAACATTAACGCATTTGCAACATAATGAATGTATATCGTGTTCTTATTTAACAGATATACATACTCTGAATGAGATAATGGCATCTTTGCCGCAAGCTCTGGCACACTGTCTATAATATATTTTCGGATATCCGGCGTGTTTTTTCTATTTGTGAAAATACTTTTCCAAACTTGAACCGGCAAACTACTAACACTTTCAATATTTTTAACAAATTCCATCCTCTCATCAGCCCCCAGCGCCGAGTAGGTAGAAATCATATCGTGCGCAATCTCTCCTTCACGTTTGCTAGTTTCCACATCCCTTGGTGCATATTTGTTTGCTATTCTTCTATTGTTCTTGATAACACTGCTTGAAAAGAATACTGCTTGAGTGGGTTCATTACCATGTATAATACCATTACCTAGATCAACCGCACCGTCAATTCCCATCTGCCTAAAAATCCAATTCCAAACACCAGCCACGCGCCGACGATTTTTTAACACATCATCATAATCATCAGAGTCTGCATTAGTTTTGCCATCTAATGAAACTAACATGATAGCTAGTTCACGAGTAAGAAACCAAAATCTCCCCCCAAACTTACCAGTTACATTAGATTCAGTATGACTCCTCTTCTCAGTATCAGTTACCCACTCTTTGGCAAATTTAATCCTATCCTTCAATAACCTCTCGGCCAATCGCTGCCACACCGATAAGTATGCATCCGACATAGTATCCAGATTAATAACATTTCCAGTAACCTTAAATATATTGACCCAAGGTGAATCTCCCGCAAATGGTAATGAATCCCCAGCCCTATTTCCACTTTTCATATAACGTGCCACATACTTCACGGGATATGAGTAAATCCCTATAGGAGTAGCATACTTACTTGCTGGATTAATACCAAGCTTCTCAATGTCAGTAAAACTAACAAAGGTATTTTCAGTATCCCCACCCTCCATAGCTTGATTTACAGCAGACAATAAATCTACCTTGGGATTAGCTGGAGGATTACGCCTTGCTTCAATTATATCAGTTATTTTCATGATCCTGTATTTATACCATTTAAAAGTTTGCAGATTATAGAAAAAAATTGGCGGAAAAATTTTTGGCATGGGGGTCCGGGATTTTTTACATTAGTTTCACAGTGGAACAAGTTATACCACAGTAGGAATACCGTAGAGTAATAGTAATACCACAGTGAGAATACAGTCAAGAAACGGTTGTATATGGTACCACTGTTGGGGCGAAAAATCTGGAGCACGATGAAAAAAATTGGTCGGAATTTTAGGAAACATGTTGGATTAAATGAGGGTACCAGTTTCCCACACATGGTTTCTAAAATTGAACAAACTTTCATGCAAGATTGATGCCAGCCAGAGAGTGTTGCTTATATACCACACCCCATGCACCCACCTGCCTAACATAAATTTATTTTTTTGTCAACATGAAAAATTGTGTGAAACCGTGGTACAATCGCGCCCTTACGATGGCCCACGGTGCTAGCACAAAAATATATTTTGTCAAGCATTTTTTCCTACAGTTTTTCATGATACAATCCATTATGGAATACCGTGCTGCGCCATGATACACCAGACGCCCAGGAGTGCCGTCCATCCCCTTGCGTTCGACAGATTGATTGTACCATGTGCCATACAGTGCGTGACAGTATCCCCACAGTGTATAGGGATATGATTCACGGTGAGCTAATGGTGGTACAATGATTGTGTCGAACGGCAGGGGATGCACTCCGAGGCTGGTCGCTACTTTCTCCCACAAGCAAGCACTGTGCCAACACCGAACACTGGCCCGCCCTCTATGTCCATTCCCAGTGTGCCTGTTCAAACGCATGAGCTATTGTATCACAGTGGGGAGCATGACCAGCATATCCCCACAGTCTAGTCGGGTATGCTGGTGACTGTTGACTACTCTGGCAATTCAGTGTAGCAGAAGAAAATGACAAACCAAAAGATCACGATGAGAGCAGCCATGTGGATTCCCTTGTTTCACGTGGAACACTGTGCTTGTTCGTTCCGGGTGTCATGGTAGATGTTCAGCAACACGGTATCAGTCTGCGCATGGAGCCAGCTAGCGCGAAAGAATCGGTGTTGTTGGATGTAGGTGATGACTTGATCTCGCATGCCGCTAGTGTAGCACATTGTGGGCATAGTCAATCGTCCTGGCCGTAGTATTCCTGGTGCTCCACACAATCCACGGTGCAATCAGGGTACTGGGCCTGTTTTTCGGCCACATGCTCGTCAATGCAGGTTTCATCCATGGGCTCGGTGATGTAGCCGTGGATCAGACTGCCTTTGCGATAGATGCCGATGCTGTATTCCATGATGATCCTTGTGCGTATGCCGCTAGTGTAGCACAGTTGGACTAGAGTGCGGCAATTTGTTTGCGGCCCGCTTCGGCTTCAGTGGACCATCGTGCGGCTTGTGACTTGACCCATTCCTGCCACCAGTTATGCGCCGCCACGTTGTCAAACATTTCGGCCATAGACTTGACGTTGCCCAGAATGGCCCGCACGGTGAGGTCATCAGCGCGAACATGATCGGCCAGGATACGCGCACAGTCGTCGGTGGTGCGAGTGGGCAGGTCACTATTGCTACCATGAAAGCGTTGACCCAGGCCACCCAGCGCACCAGCAACCCAGTACCATCCATTGGCTTCGGCATGCATCGGGGCACCAGAATTTGAATCGCTCAAGTGCAGCGCAACCAGTGGCGACAATTCTGGTGCGGCCTGGATCACTTCCGCATGCATACAACCGCCAGCCCGATCATGCGTGGCAGTCACAGAGAAGTAACCGCGCTCATGTGTGATGGCGATGACGATGGGCAAACCATTGAGAGTGCGAACAAGTTTTTTCATAGTGGTCACAGTATAGGGCTGAATGGTTTCGTGGTCAAGCACTAATTGAAACGTGATTAAAGCCGTTTTGAGCCGTTTTTTCGTTGCAGACTGGTCTATGGTAGTCCACAGTGAAAAAACGCCCCTAGCGTGATTCTGGTGCGTTCTAGAGGCATTGTGTATAAATAAAGATGCCGATCACGATGTTGGAAGCATCTATCGGCTCTAACGCTATATCACTGAAAGGAAAGCGCCAGCATGACTATTTATTATCTAATGGTAAAGACCCATAGAATTACGGGCCTGAAATATCTTTGCCAAACATCAAAGAAAAATCCCCACACATATCCAGGATCAGGTAAGTATTGGAAACGGCATCTGAAAGTCCACGGTAACCATATTGATACTGAGATACTCCGAGAATGCCAAACCAAAGAGGAATTATCAGAATTGGGCCGACATTATTCTAATCTATATAACATTGTAGAAAGTTCAGAATGGGCAAATCTAAAACCTGAGACTGGTCAAGGTGGCAATATACAAACTCAAGAATCTAATGTAACTGGTAAGTTTGGGGGGAGATTTTGGTTTCTTACTCGTGAACTAGCTATCATGTTAGTTTCATTAGATGGCAAAACTAATGCAGAC